CCTACTGCATAGCCATCAACAGCGTCATCCCCCGTTGTAGGGTTAGTGGTGGCAGTTGTATTATTTAAACCGCCAGAGCCGCCATTAGCTACTGGGAGATAACCAGACACAGACGTACCTAATGGTATCTTTGGCCCCTCTCCAGCGGCCCCTGTGTGCGTGTGCCCTGTGGTTCCAAACGCCGTTTGCAGGGCATTAAACTCATTGTTGAGAGGCGCTGCCGTAATGTCTAGCGTGTTCTGTATACTGCTTGCGGATTGTCTGGTATATCCTGCCATTATCGTCTTCCTGCTTTAGCATATTCAAACACCATGCCTTGAATGGTGTGTGGGGCGAATTGCCCCTGCGTTACAAATGTAGCCTGCACACTGAAGCCACTGCCCTGTATGTCGTTGAGAATAACAGGCTTAGACGTACCGCCGTAGGTTACGTTTGAGCCGCCGTAAGTTATATTTCTCCCGCCAAACACCACAGGCGCACCTGTACTCGTTTGAGCATAATCGGCTGGGTTAATAGTGTTGGGGTCTGACCAATCATACTGCAGCGCCAGATTCATAGTGAAGGGGCCTTCGGCCCGTACAAATGTATTGAGTTTGTGTATGGTTTTTCTTATCTCGGTGTCGCCCATATCTAAATATGGGGTACTATAAATCGATATTATATCTTCCCCGGCTAATGTATTACCGTTTTCTTGCTGGTATACTTTTCCATCAAAGCCCCCATGTAAGACATACTCCCTAGCGCCTATAAATTCACTGGTAATACAGGAGACTTTGAAGCCTAGTAATTCACTATACTCCCATTTAACCGCAGACCCGTCGAACACTAGGCCACCCAGAATACCAATGCCTTCGTCTGCAGTACCTCCTATAAAGACACGTACTTGGCTTTTGGATTTAATCACACAAGAATTAAGCGTACCCAAATCTTCATTTTTAATAATGTCAATTAAGCGACCTTGAATAGGACGAGAAATGGATTCTAATTCGACGTCTCCGATGCGTGACGTACCCGCAACGGGGCGTAAGCCATCATGGGCTAAGAATATGAGATCCCCGCCAAGTTCCTGCACACTATCTCGAGCCACGCAGCCTGTGTTAGCAGTCACACTATCCAATTTAAATGGCGCTGGGGCGCTAGTAGAAGCGTCGGCGGTAAACTTCTTAATGGCGTTTTGACCAAACACAAAAAGATTATCCCGGAAGGGTTTGATTTGTATTACCTCGTACCCTATGGAATACTGCTCACCACCCGAGGCAGTGGTCCAATCAAACGGGTTTAAAGGCGCACAGTGAGATACACCACCTCGGTACTCCAGATCCCCACCCATAAAAATGTGGTTCTCAAAGACATCTACAATGGCAGGAGCGTCGTAGGCAGTTGCTCCCCCGGGACTTGTTAATGTCCCAGCGCCTGAACTGGTTATCTCTCTCCAGTTTGTACCATCGAAGATTACCGCTGGATTAACCCCATCTACAAATATGATGAAGGAGCCCGGTACGGCGGGATCTGGTGAGGACGCTGCCCGAGTGCCGAAGTTAAATTGCACATGGCGGACCTTGGATACGGTTTTAAGACTAAATCCGCTGCCTGTTTGTGTCGCTCGGGCGGTCAGACCCGTAGTAATTTTATTCCAGCCTAATAATGGTTGGTGCTTCCAAAAAGAATAAGTATTAGCACCCACGTCCTTGCGCATGGCAATGGGATATGGATTAGAAGTAGAGTTTTCATTACGATACATAACAAGGCCTAAAATAGGCCCTTCAGCTACGTCGTCGTCGTTAGAATCCTTTGCCTGTACTTCTTGCCCATAATCGCCAGAGGCGTAGGTTACAGTGGTGTCGTAGTAATTAAAGCCCTCAATGCGGCGATAACCTCCGAACAGACTAGGCTCGTAGTTCAGCAGTCGAGTAGCCGCACCACTATTATTCTCGGCTAAATCCAAATGGTTCTCATTGGAGTTTAGACCGCCGGAGCATACTACTTTAAGGGATTCAATCCTATCCACTTAGAAACTCGCATTAACTGTTTTGTATTGAGCAGCGCCACTACCCCCGCCGAAGTTGACCCGTGTGTCACGGAGACTGGAGTAGGCATTTATGTATTGGCTTTTCAAATCCGCCACGGCCTGCATAAAATTAGCTTTAGCCAGTTGGGCAGACTCTGGGTTATCCTTCAGCATGTACATATGATACAACGCACCCTCTATGATCGTAGGCTCCACCGCATTAGGATAAATTATATTGCCTAACATGGTGTCGTCGTAGTTGACCATTTCTGCAGGATGAAAATAGTATCTAAATTGTAGTCGGTAAGTTTTATCCGGGGCAGGGCTTACCCCCCAACCTGTACCGTGGGACGGGAATACATATTTAGGTATACTTAAACCCAAAGTAGAATTGTCGTCGTCCCTATCTCTGAAATTCTTGTACCATGTATCCGTAGAGATAAATTCTAGCCTCTTGCTTTCGGATGAATAAGTACCATCACCTACAATCTGAAAACTCTCCCACTCCATAGTCTTCATACCTACGGGATTGGAGTATTCCGTCTGACCAACCACTAAGGTGGTAGTCTCTTCCGCCGCATTCCAAGGCCACTCATACTGCATGGTGTTTAAATCAAACATAGCCGAGTTAATGGCGTCTTTAGCCGCAGCGTGAATACCCCGGGCTAAGGCGAAGTCGGTAGTGGATAGCTCAACCTCATTAAGGCGTCTTAGAAGCCTATTGGTTAAATTTATAAATGTAGTCATTACGCAACTTTCTTATAGGGCGATGCGGGAGAAGACACTTCAGTAGATTTGAACGGAGAGTTGGTTAGAGATACCGTGGATGATTTAAACGGTTGCTGATGTATCTCTGTGAATGTGAACACATTAGTAGCAAAACTGGTGGTAGGGGCATTAACCGTGCCTGCAATGTTAGATGTATAACGTACCCCGCCTAGTACATTGGTGGATGTATTAAAGTTAATAGTAGGACGACTAACTCTGACACAGTTTGCAGCAGAAGAACTAGACCCTGCTATACTTGCTGAAGAGGTACTCTCAATAATTCTTTGGGCATGTATAACATTTGTTATAACAATACTGCCTGATGCTGCCGCACTAACGACGAGTCCAGTGTAACCCTGCGCACCAAATGACAGATCAATATCGCCAGAAACATCTACAGTTCTAATTCGTTTTAAATCTGTTGAGGACGACGAAACTATTGATCCACTCGCCGCACCATCATTTATAATCTCAGTTTTTTGTACTGATCCTGTTACCGCAACAGAACCCGCCGCTGCGCCATCATTTAGCCGATCAGCATCTACGGAACTTGTGGATGAAATAGACCCACTTACACTGGCATCCCTGATCCTATCAGCATCGACCGTGCCCGTGACAGATATTGATCCAGATGCTGGAGCGGCGAGGTTTATATTACCAGTTTGACTTGTGGTAGTTGATACATCAGTCGATGCAGCGCCGTCTATTACTATAGCAGCATTAGTGCCGCCTGTAGAAGAAACTGATGCAGATGCACTTGCTTCCCTAACCCGTGCAGCCGAAGAGGTGGTTGAGGAAGCTACTGTAGCTGTTGCACTGCCCACAAAAACAGTTGAAGCACCGACGCTGGTAGATACATTAACATTTGTAGATGCTTGTCCTACCTTGATATTAGAAGACACTTCAGCAGTGACTTCCATTTCTTCAGTGATGGCACCTTCAACAGCCAAACGCCCAGAAACAGACGCCGTGATAGCAACGCTTTCGGTGATAGAACCCGCTGCGACAATTTCGCCGTCAATGCTTGAGGTAACTGCTAGTGAAGCAGCGGCCTCTCCCAGAGAAACTTTCTGTGCATCCACACTTGTTGTAGTGACACTGTTAACCGTAGCATCCGCTGGAGTGCGTACTCCCGCCTCAACAGTGCCTGTGCTGACGACAGAGGATACGGCATCAGCTACTTTAACAGACCTACTATCAATGGCTGTAGTGGTAGATATAGAAGCAGCAGCAGCGCCTAGATTTACTTTCTGCGCATCTACAGAAGTGGTGATGCTTACATCGCCTAATGGTACAAGGATGTTTGCTTTTTGCGCATCAACGGACGAGGTTGTCGTTATGGTGCCAGTAGCTTCTGCATCAACTTGTATGAGGCTGGCGGTAGCGGATGCCGTAATTGCTACGGATTCCGTGATACTTCCATTTGTACCTGTCTGAGCGGCGAAGGAGCCTGTGATGGCAAGTGACTCTGTGATGTCTCCATCGACTGCTAATCTACCCGCCGCTGACGCTGTAATTGCGGCACTTTCGGTAATATCGCCATCTATAGCAACTCTACCAGCCGCTGACGCTGTAATAGCGGCGCTCTCAGTGATGTCTCCATCAACTGCCAGCCTACCAGCAACAGAGCCAGTAACTGCAACGGATTCTGTGACATCGCCGTCTTTAAATATATTATAAAGGACACTGCTGCTTGTCGAAATACTACCTGATGCAGCAGTTTCTTTAACTACAGCGGCATCTATAGTAGTCGTTGAAGTTACAGTAGCAGCAGCATCAACTGTAGCCACCCGCACCGCATCAATTGTACCACTGGCAGATATTGAACCAGAGGCAAGACTATCAACGACTACTTCCCCAGACACTGTGGTCGTTGAAGATACGGACGCACTCGCAGCGCCATCAATTACAATCTCACCAGAAACTGTTGTTGTCGCTGCAACAGAGGCGCTGGCGGCACCGTCTTTTAATCTATTTGCCTCAACCGAAGTAGTACAAGCTAGTGTACCAGTAGCAACGACAGGCTTAACAACTTTAGCTTCAACACCACTAGAGGCAGCAATATTTGCAGACGCTGTAGCATCTACAAAATTACCGCCAGCCAACCCACCTAACGGGGCGCTGGCTAATGGGTGAAATCCTAACATTCAGTTAGCCTTTCAACGGTGCAGATGGGATGTTACTGCTTTCGTCAGCGGCGGCGTTTTTTGTGTTGCTCATAGTTATGCCTCTGAATTAACCATTAAGAGTACTCAAAAATATATGCAGCGCCAGCATCTGTTGTAGAACTGGGATCCTCGTTATCAGCGCCTACAATGACTGTGTTTCCATCACCCGAAATAAAGACAGATCGCCCAAAATTATCACCTGCCTCTGCGTCAGATGCTTGTATCTTAGCTTTTTGTGACCAAGTTGTACCAGAACGTGTCCAGATATAGGCAGAACCAGCATTGCTACCATTAGTGTCTTCATTATGTGCGCCTACAATAGCCGTGTTTCCATCATCTGAGACAGAGACAGATTGCCCAAAATAATCTCCTGTCTCTGGGTCAGACGCTTGTATCTTGGCTTGTTGGGACCATGTTGTCCCTGATCTAGTGAAGATATAAGCAGCGCCATTATTTGTTAAAGATGAGAAATCTTCAGTAGGAGCGCCTATAATAGCTGTATCTCCATCACCCGAAATAAAGACAGATAGCCCAAAATTATCACTCGCTTCTGCATCTGACGCTTGTATCTTAGCTTGCTGTGACCATGTTGTACCAGAGCGAGTAAAGATGTAAGCAGCGCCAGCATCAGTTGCAGTCGTGTCTTCCCTCCAAGCACCTATAATAGCTGTGTTTCCATCATCTGAAATAGAAACAGCCCAACCAAAATAATCATTAGCTGCTGCATCTGACGCTTGTATCTTAGCTTGTTGGGACCAAGTGGTTCCAGACCGAGTAAAGATATAAGCTGAACCAGCAGAAGTTCCACTGGTGTCTTCCAAATATGCACTAACAATAGCTGTATCACCATCCCCAGAAATAGAAACAGAAAAACCAAAGTAGTCATTCGTTTCTGCATCACTAGCTTGTATCTTGGCTTGTTGGGACCATGTTGTCCCTGATCTAGTAAAAATATATGCGGCGCCAGCATCAGTTGCAGTCGTGTCTTCATATTGAGCACCTATAATAGCTGTGTTTCCATCGTCTGAAATAGAAACAGAACTACCAAATTGATCAGACGCTTCTGCATCACTGGCTTGTATCTTAGCTTGCTGTGACCATGTTGTCCCTGATCTAGTAAAGATATATACAGAACCAGCATTTGTTGCGGTGGTGTCTTCCATCTGAGCACCTATTATTGCTGTGTTTCCATCGTCTGAAATAGAAACAGAAATACCAAAGTCATCACTTGCTTCTGCATCACTAGCTGTTAGTTTCTGTTGTTGGGACCATGTTGCAAAGTTCAAAGTAAAGGTTGTCGTATTATCAACAGAAGTGTTAACACCATCTGTTACTGAAAAAGTCACTGCAAAAGTTCCACCGTTAGGCGCAGTGGTTGAGGAGCTAGGAGTAAGCGTAAATACGTTACTGGACTGAGAAATTGTGGATAGAACAGTATTTGTATCGGCGCTTGTCGTGATGTTTACCGATCCGCCCCCATCAGTAAGCGTAGCTGAAAACGCTGTACTTGTACCTGCTGCTGCCGACCACGTTAGATCATCGGCCTCTGGGTCAGGGTCAGCCGATCCTGTAACACTGCTAGTCGTAGTGCCGTTGTCTGCAAGTGTGTATGCAGAAGATGTTCCACTACCACCACCAGAGATAGCTATAGAAACAGATTGTGGTCCTTGGTTCGTAACCGTGGCAATCAAATACCAACCCGCCGTCTTTCGAACAAAGATTTTATTCAAATCAGTGACCAGCGCCATATCCCCAACGGAAGGACTGCTTATATTCCCCAAAGCAGTGAGATCTTGAACAGCGGTAACGCTTGAACCTGCCGCCACAAAAGATACCCCGCCGCTGCCTGTGCTTTGGAGTACCTGACCGCTTGTGCCATCGTCTAAGGCGGCGGCGAGAGAGGCTAGATTTTTTGTGTTGCTCATAGTTATGCCTCTGGATCAGCCCAATCTGGATTTGCTTCCCACGCAGTCCCATCAAAGATGTATTTGCAGCCAGCCCAATCTTCTGGAGCGTTAGTGACGTCAGTGTGAAGTGTTGCAGTATCACTACCCATGTCCGCAATAATAAATTGGGCGGGGTCACCAACGGTAATACTGTCAGAAGCCATACTTACAGATACGGTATCTTCAAGCAGGTATTTTGAAATGTTTGTTTGGTTTTCTACAATGGTTTTCATCTGGTCATCCTTTCACAATCAACTTTGTGGAAGACACCGCTGTGCCAGCAAAGACAGAAGGGCTATCGGGCGTAGTGCTTAGGGTGCCATCGATTTGAACATAATACGCCTGACCCGCTGTTAAGCCTGACTGAGCATCATCCACAGAGCCAGCGATTTGAATTGTAGCAGTGGCAGTGTCAGAATATGCAGCGTCCGAAATACCTATATAGTTTTCGGCAGTGAGGTTGGTTGTAATTACGCCAGCGTTCTGTAAAACGATCCCCAACCCTGCCCTTTCAGCAGATCCTGTT